AACAACACGGTTGGTATCTTCTTGAAGAAAACCAACTTTCGCCAGGTATATATCGTGTTAAGAACGATAAAGTGATTTCTGAAACATTAGATGATATTGTTATCGCAAAGGACAAGATTAAAATAAACGATGGTTGTTTTCCAGTTGGTGATATTTTTGGTATTAACATTTATGAAGGTACACATATCAACACTGGACAAAAAATTCATTTTACCTTGGGAGAAATCTACAAGTGAAAACATTTAAACAATTCACAGAGACAATGACAACGGGTTCTGGTATTGCTGGACTCCCACCAGATGACCCGCCCGGTCCCCGAAAGAAGAAAAAATATAAAGTATTAACTCGTGGATATATAGAAGTAGCGGGGAAGAGAAAAAAGGTTGTAAAATAATGCCATATATGATATTATTGTTTGTTATTGCACTTGGTGGTGGATATGCATATCATCAGGTGACTGTTTCTGGATTGGAAGGACAAGTGGTTCAACTTGAAGCTAATAACCGCACACTCAAAGAGAATCAGGTGCAAATGGAAATGGCAGTGAAAACTGCACAAGAGTCACTTGCTGCTGCGGAAGCAAACGCAAAGAAATCAGAGGCGGCAATGTCTGCACTCACCGCAAGGAATAATGAGTTACAGCGAGAGAAAGATAATGCTATGAAGATCTTTAAAGATCACAACTTAACGAGACTTGCTCGTGCGAAGCCAGGGATGATTGAAAAACGCATGAATGCTAAAACAGAACAAGTCTTTCGAGATTTAGAAAATGATACGAAAGAACTTATGGATGTTGATGATACTCCTGACCCTACAGGGGTGTCAGATGCTGAAGGCAGTGGGACCAGTTAAATATAATTCACCATGCGGAAGACAAGTCATGGTATGTGAACAGTGGGGAAGTAAAAAATTATGTACATGTGTAAACCGATCATCTATCTCTCGCTCGCTTTAACAGCGGGATGTTCTTGGATGCCTCGCCTTGAATGGGGACCAGAACAAGAATTTATTCCACCTGAACCACAAATTGTAACAGTGACCGAAAAGGTTCCTTTAAGAATCTACCAACCGCCGTTGCCGCAGGAAATTGATCTGCTCAATGTCAACTTCTTCGTCATCACTGAAGAGAACTATGAAGAGAAGAAGAAAGAAGTTGAGAAGATTCTTGACGGCAACTTTGTGGTATTTGCTTTAACACCCGATGGTTATGAAAAAATGGCAGAGAACTTCCAAGAGGTTCGCCGTTATGTGAGACAACAAAAAGAACTCATCATTTACTATCGTGAAGCTACAACCGAAACTGAAGGCACAACGGCTGAAGATTGGTTGTCAAACAACGAATAACACTATATAATAGTTCCACCGATAACAACAACCCCTTGACGAATGAGGAGGCGAATTCCTATGCCCAGCAATTATCTACCCACGAGTTACCAAGAATTTATTCACCTGTCCCGTTACTCACGATGGTTACCTGAAAAGGGACGGAGAGAAACGTGGGAAGAAACTATTTCTAGATACTTTGACTTTTTTACTGAACATCTAGAAGAGACTTGTGACTATAAACTAACAAACAACCTTCGTAATGAACTTGAAGAAGCGGTATTATCGCAGAAAATAATGCCATCTATGCGTTGTCTCATGACTGCCGGTGAAGCATTGAAACGAGAAAATATTGCTGGGTATAATTGTTCTTACATTGCGGTAGATAAACCACACGCCTTTGATGAAATTCTTTACGTCCTTATGAACGGCACTGGTGTAGGTTTTTCTGTAGAACGCCAATACGTATCACAACTGCCTGTAGTTGCAGAGGAGTTTCACAGCACAGACACGACGATAATTGTAGCTGACTCTAAATTGGGTTGGGCAAAAGCGTTGAAAGAATTGATTGGTTTATTATACGCTGGACAAGTCCCGATGTGGGACCTGAGTAAAGTACGTCCCGCTGGTGCTCCCCTCAAGACTTTTGGTGGTCGTGCATCGGGACCAGAACCCCTAAATCAATTGTTTGAATTTTGTGTGCACACATTTAAGAATGCAGCTGGTCGTAAATTAAACTCTGTAGAATGTCATGACATTGTTTGTAAGATTGCGGAGATAGTAGTGGTAGGGGGTGTACGTAGAAGCGCCCTCATATCCCTCTCAAACCTCTCTGATGACCGTATGAGACACGCAAAGGCGGGTCAGTGGTGGAACGATCACGGTCAACGTGCACTCGCTAACAACTCGGCTTGTTACACCGAGAAACCAGATATTGGCATCTTCATGGACGAGTGGAAAGCACTGTATGATTCTAAATCTGGTGAACGTGGAATCTTTAACCGTCAATCGGCCAACATGATGGCAACAGCCTCAGGTCGCAGAGAAGTGGGTGACCACGAGTTTGGTACAAACCCTTGTTCAGAGATTATTCTGCGTTCACGTGAATTCTGTAACCTCTCAGAGGTTGTAGTACGTGCAGGTGACACTTGGGAAGACCTTGCAGAGAAAACCCGTCTGGCGACGATTCTGGGGACTTTCCAGAGTAGTTTGATTAACTTTAAATATATTTCTAGTGCTTGGAAAAAGAACTGTGAAGAAGAACGCCTGTTGGGTGTTTCTATGACTGGTATTATGGATAACCAGTTGACGAACGGTAAGAAAGGTAAAGACCTTGCGGAACAACTAGAAAAACTGAAACAAATTGCAGTTGATACGAACGAAAAAATGGCAAAGGCTTTAGGTATCAATCAGTCAGTCGCAATCACTTGTGTCAAGCCTTCTGGTACTGTGTCGCAATTAGTTGATGCTGCATCAGGAATCCACGCACGTCATAATCCATATTACATTCGTACAGTACGTGGTGACAAGAAAGACCCATTAACTCAAATGATGGTTGATGCAGGGTTCCCTGTAGAAGATGACCAGATGAACCCATCACACACTTCTGTTTTTTCATTTCCGATGAAAGTTGATAAAGGTGCCATCTTCCGAACAGATATGACTGCTATTGAACAACTAGAGATGTGGTTGACTTATCAGAAACATTGGTGCGAACACAAGCCATCAATCACTGTGTCAGTGAAAGAACACGAGTGGTTAGATGTGGGTGCTTGGGTCTACGAACATTTTGATTACATGAGTGGGGTGTCGTTCTTGCCGTTCTCAGATCATACGTATGCACAGGCACCGTATCAAGACACGGATGAGGCAGGATATAAAACTTTACTTGCACAAATGCCTAAAGATGTTGATTGGAACAAACTTGCAGAATATGAAATGTCAGATATGACAGTTGGTGCACAAGAACTTGCTTGTGCTGCCGGTTTCTGTGAGATTGCATAATGGATGAGTATAATTACACATTAGAATGTCCTTCTTGTGAATGTGTATGTCATCTTATCGTATACGGTGAAGATGAACTCCCCTGTAATTGTCCAATGTGCGGCGAAGATGTCAACGAAGAGTGGACAATAGCCGACTGACTATATAATACCATGACTTGGTATTACGAAGACAAAATATATGAACCCAGCGAAGAGGATTTGCGTTCTCTCGTTGGGTTTGTTTATTGTATTGAAGAAAAAACTACTGGTATGAAGTATATCGGTAAAAAGTTTTTTTGGAAACCAAAGATACTCCCCGTAACAAAAACCCGTAAGAGACGCAAGAGAACGCTCGTAGAGAGTGATTGGCGAAGCTACTTTGGGTCAAACGAGGTTTTAAAAGAACGTGTTATTCAGAACGGTGAAAGTATATATAATAGAGTAATATTAAAATTATGTAAGACCAAAGGCGACTGTTCATACTACGAAGCTAAGCTACAGTTTGAAAATGACGTTCTATTAGATGATAAATATTACAATAGTTTCATTGGTTGTAAAATACATTCTAATCACTTAAGCAAATGTTAAAGTTTAGACAATTTATTTCAGAAGGGGTTAATGACCCCGCAATCTTCAAAGCAATCTTCCTCGCAGGTGGGCCTGGTTCGGGCAAATCTTTCATCGTCGGTCAGACCGCACTCACGGCATTAGGTATGCGTGTAGTGAACTCCGACGATGCCTTCGAGAATGCTATGAAGAAGGCGGGTATGGAAATGAACCCCGAAAACATCTTCTCTGTCAAAGGTCAAGAAATGCGTGGCCGGGCAAAAACACTCACTGGTAAAAAACAAGAACTCTACCTTAAAGGTCGTTTAGGTATCGTCGTTGATGGTACAGGTAGAGATTATGACAAGATTAAAAAGCAGTCTGTGGAGTTGCAACGTCTTGGTTATGACACGGCTATGATATTCGTCAACACTGATAAAGAAACCGCCTTGGCGCGCAACAGGGCGCGTGCCAGGTCCCTTCCTGATGATGAAGTTGCAAAAATGTGGCAGGCAGTACAGAACAATATCGGTAAATTCCAAGGGCATTTCGGTAGAAACTTTATCGTCCTAGATAATAGTGATGGTGCGAATTGGAAGGCGGGGACTCAACAAGGGTATAAGTGGGCTAGAAAGTTTACTGAACAAGAACCGACTAAACCTGTTGCTAAGAAATGGATTGCGAAAGAAAAATCTAAATAACTTGACAAGCACATTTATAATGTGTATAATGAAGCTTAACACGCCAGGGATAATAATATATGGCAATTAGTATGAAGAAATTAGAAGTGTTTGAGATACTGAATAAAGTATCTTCTGCTAAAACACGTAAAGATAAAATTACTGTCCTACAACAAAACAATATTATGCCTATAAGAGATGTTCTTAGAGGTACATTCGACCCTCAAATTCAATGGAATCTTCCAGCTGGAGATGTACCCTACACTCCAAATAAAGAAGAATCATATCCTTCTACTTTACTCAAACAACATATGAAATTCAAGTATTTCGTAAGAGGCCTACGAGAAAGTGAAAATCTCAATTCTATTAAAAGAGAAAGAATGTTCATTGAAATTTGTGAATCAGTACACCCAGAAGATGCTAGAATACTAGTATCTATGATCAACAAAAAACCACCTGTGAAAGGATTAACAGAAAAATTAGTTAAGGAGGCCTACCCAGATTTAATCCCGA